ATTCTTCTTCTGAACCTATAGGTATAGGAAGAGATGGTACTAATTTAGATATTGCTATTGATACATCTGGAAATACAGCTTTTGGAGGTAGTGGAACCTTTGGAGGTGAAGTAGAAGCTACTAGCTTAGATATAAATGGTGCTGCAACTTTTGATACTAATGTTAATAGTGCTGGTTTTATTCGTCAAAAAAACAGTAACGCTGGATCTGACGCTTATGTAAGTAAAACATGGGAAAGTAATGTTGGTCAAGCAGAAATATGGAGAAACAGTTCCAATAGAACTCAAACCGGTGGTGCAGCTCAGTCATTTAACGTATACAACAATCAAGATACAAATATATGGTCAGGTGGTACTAGGGCAGTTAATTTCAACACATCCCAAAACGCTCTTTTTGCAGGAACAATATCCTCAGGTTCTATAACATCTACTAACGCAATAAGTGGTCTTACTGTTACTGCAAGGGACAATATGTTTGTGAAAGATGGACAATTATACATAGGTTCAGACTCGTCTTCAACTCAAGACATATATAGACTAGTTGTAGGAAGTTCTATTTTTTCATTGCAATATAATGCTTCCGGTACTTACACAACTAGATTTTCAATAGCCGCAAATGGTACTGCAACTTTAAGAAATTTAATAGCAGGATCAGGTGCTAATATCGCAATGGATGGTTCGTCAAATGGTCAAGTTAGAATAGACGGAGCAGGTTACTCAGGTGCAATTGCTTTAGATGCAACTGCGATGAGAATTTATCATAATAGTTCAAGTAGAGATTTAGTCTTTGGAACAAATGAAACCGCAAGATTAACAATTGGTGGTGGTGGAAATATACAAATTGCAAATTCACTTGGAATTACTGGAAACTTAACTGTAACAGGCGGTGATATAGTACTTAGTGGCACAGGAAGAATACAAGGTATCGATACGGTGTCTGCAGGTACTGATGCCGCAAGCAAAGACTATATAGATAATTCAATAGGAAGAGGTACACTTTCAATGACTACGTCAACTGGTCTTGACGGTAGCGCGTCATTTAGCGCAAACTCTTCAAGTAATCAGACATTTGCTGTTACAATGGATCTTAATGAACTTAATGACGTTGATGGAGATGCAGATATAATAGATTTCTTTGTTGCGGTTGATGAATCAGACGATAGTGTTAGGATCGGTCGTGACGATATGAAGAACGTTGATGCACATTGGAAACACACACCGTTTGTATTAAATTCTAACTTCCTAGAACAAACAAACACAAGCTCTTACATAAACGTTCCATTCAATAATACGAACGATAGTACTTCAAGTGAGTATTATAATTTCTTTGGATGTCCATATCCAGGTAGAGTTAAGTCAATGACTTTAATGCATGTAGATGGTAACATGAGTAGTGGTTTCACAACACAACTTAGAGTAAAGAAAAATGGAGCTACCGCTTATACAAGTGGAGAATTAACACCTAGTAATGGTACCAATGATGGTAGTTATGTACAACAAGACGATATACACACTTCTTTTGTGAAAGGTGATAGATTACAATTCGCGCTAGGTAAGAGTATCAGTAGTAGATACTGGCAAGGCGCTACAATGACTATAGTATTAGAATTTTTACAATATAACTCATAATGGCAAATTTAAATAATAAAATAAGAGGTAAGAAACTATTTAAAGAAGGTGGTAGCGGAGCTATTGCCTCAAAAGGTAGTGATGGAGAAATAACTGTATCAAAAGAAAAGTCTGATGATTTAGCTGGTCTAAGTGATATAAGTGAATTATTTAACGACAATGCTCTTTACACTTCTAATAGACACTTATTAAAACAAACGGAAGACTTACGAGAAGACGTTGAAGAATTACATACGTATATAAAAGATGCGTTTGGAAGCGACTCATCCTCAGCAGCTTCACAAGGTGGACAAGGTGTAAAAGGAGATACAGGTAACACAGGTTCAGCGGGTGGAAAAGGAGACAAAGGAGATAAAGGAGATACAGGATCTACTGGTTCAGCTGGAAGCAAAGGAGATAAAGGAGCTGCAGGATCAAACGGTTCAAATGGAAGTAAAGGAGATAAGGGTAGTACAGGTAATGCTGGCTCGGCAGGTGGAAAAGGAGACAAGGGTGATACAGGCTCTGCAGGTTCAAATGGAGCTAAAGGTGATAAAGGACTAACTGGCTCTGCTGGTTCAAACGGATCAAACGGTTCGAATGGATCTGCTGGAGGCAAGGGTGATAAAGGAGATACTGGTAACACTGGTAGTACAGGATCTGCTGGAGGCAAAGGAGATAAAGGCGATACTGGAGCAGCTGGGTCTAATGGAGGTAAAGGAGACAAGGGTGATACGGGTAGTACTGGATCTGCTGGCGCGAAAGGAAGCGCTGGATCAAATGGAAGTAATGGTTCTGCTGGAGCTAAAGGTAGTACTGGAGCCGCTGGATCAAATGGTTCAAACGGTGGTAAAGGTGATAAAGGTGATACTGGAAGCCAAGGTGTTCAAGGTGTAAAAGGTAGTACAGGAAGCGCGGGGTCGAATGGATCAAATGGTTCAGCTGGTGGTAAAGGAGATAAAGGTGACACAGGTAGTACAGGAAGTACAGGTTCAGCTGGATCTAATGGTAGCAACGGTGGTAAGGGCGACAAAGGAAGTACTGGATCTCAAGGGCCAAAAGGAGACACTGGAGCGGCTGGTTCAAACGGTTCGAATGGAAGCGCGGGCGCTAAAGGTGCTACGGGAGCTGCAGGATCAAACGGAAGCAATGGAGGTAAAGGATCAACTGGATCTCAAGGGCCAAAAGGAGACACTGGGTCTACGGGCTCAGCAGGTGCGAAGGGTGATAAAGGTAGTACAGGAAGTGCAGGATCAAACGGAAGCAATGGATCTGCTGGTGGAAAAGGTGATACAGGTAGTACTGGTTCAAGAGGACCAGCTGGTAGTAACGGATCAAATGGTAGCGCTGGGGCAAAAGGTGATAAAGGAGATACTGGTAGTGCAGGTAGTAAAGGTAATACTGGTAGCGCTGGATCTAATGGATCTAACGGTAGTGCTGGGGCAAAAGGTGCTACGGGAGCCGCAGGATCAACATCATATTCCGCAGGTAACTTAACAAACGTAGGTTATGGTAGCAGTAATTTAACATGGCGACAAGGTTCTAATAATTTTGCTGGCCACACAGGTTGGGCTAGTAATATAATTAGTAATCACGGAAATGGTTCTAATTACTATAATCAAATGATTACATTGCCTTTCTGGGGAGCGCCTAGTTACTCTAGATTAGAAGGTGGTGTTCAAAAAGGACCATGGGTTTTTCTAACTGAAGAGAATCAAGGTAGTTACATAAAAGGATTTTCTGGATCTCAAGAAGTAATCGTACCAGACGGTAAAGGAACCACAACAAAAACGTTTACATATCGTAACGGTTTATTAGACTCAATAAAATAAAAACAAAAAGATGGCAATTACTTACAAGTGGATTATAGAAGAAATGAAAGCTGATATTCAGTCAGAAGGCAAAGACAACGTTATTACAAAAGTATCGTATAATTATGTAGGTTCTGAAGAAGATGGAGGAGTAACATACGGCTCTAATGTTAGTGGAGCTCAAGGTTATGTTTACAAAGCTGGAGATCCTTTTACAGATTATGCAAACACAGAAGCTTTCGAAGACATAGTTATAGGATGGCTAGTAGCATCATTAGATGTAGCTGCAATGAAAACTAGAATAGACGCAAGTATAGATTCTCAAAAAACACCAGTTGAAACAGACTTGTATTTTACATGGGAGTAGCTTAGTGTTTACAAATTAAAAGAAATGAGTGATACTATATATAAGTTAAACAATTAAATATAATAAAATGGCAAAGAAAATTAAGAAAAAAGAATTAGAAGCTTTACAAGGTGTAATTAGCGAGTTAAACCAAATTAAATTACAGATAGGAGATCTTGAAGTTTCTAAACATTTACTACTTCATAAGGCAGCCTCTGTAGAAGCTACTGACTTAAAAGAATTACAAGATAAGCTAGAAGAAGAGTACGGTAAGGTTAATATAAATATATCTGACGGAACCATAACTGAAATGCAAGAAGATGGGCCTAGTAAGGAAGATTAGTATAGGTAAAGATTATAAAAATGATTCAATGCACTATTCCGTAGGCCAAGAGGTTTACGGAGGGCATACTATCGATTGTATAGTAGAAGAGAATGATAAGTTTTCAGTATATATTAAGAAAGGTGTAAACGTGTTACCTTGGAAAGATTTCAATAAAAACATGGCTATATCTGTTGAATATAACTTAGATTACTAATGAAGAGTGTAACCAATTTTATAATAAAACCAAAAGAAACCAGATACAACAATACTAAGAAAATAGGTGATAAAAGTCTTATATTAAACACTGAGATATTTACTCATCAAAATGTTAGTAGAAATGCTATAGTGTTACAAACACCAACAGTAGGTTGTACTGAAATAAAACAAGGTGACGAAGTTATAGTACATCACAATGTTTTTAGAAGATGGAAAGATATAAAGGGTAGAGAGAAAAACTCAAAATCATTTTACAAAGAAGATATGTATTTCGTTATGCCTGATCAAATATTTGCATATAAGAGAAACGACGTCTGGAGAGCTGTAAAAGGTTTTAGCTTTGTACAACCATTAGAGAGTGTAGATATGTTGTCTATGGATAAAGAAACGCCGCTCATGGGAGTTGTTAAGCATGTTGATCCTGATTTAATGGATCAAAAAGTTTACTTAAATTCTTTAATAGGTTTTTCACCTAATTCAGAATATGAATTCATCATAGACGGTAGAAGATTATACAGAGTTCCAACGAATGCAATTACAATTAAATATGAATATCAAGGAAACGAAAAGGAATATAATCCAAGCTGGGCATAAAGCAGTTGAGGAATTAATAAAGGTAGCAGGTGAAAAGATCGTAGACTCAGGAGATGACATATCAGCTGACAGACTTAAAAATGCTGCTGCCACTAAAAAGCTGGCTATATTCGATGCTTTTGAAATATTAAATAGAATACAAGAAGAAGAAGATTTGCTAAACAATAAACCTAAAGAACAAACTCAAGAAGTTGCTTTCGGTGGATTTGCAGAAAGGAGATCTAAATAATGTATAATCAAACATTATATAAGGTCATAGAACCTATAAAAATAAATACCATAAAAAGACTTAACAAGTCCAAGAAGTGGGATTACGGGTATAACAAAGAGCACGACGTAATTGTCATAAGCAAGACCGGTGAGATTGGTGAAATATATGAGATTCAAAACCTTAAAATAGCACTACCAAAAGCCGTAAACCCTCATAAATTTAGTAAGGATAAGTGGGAGGTTACTGAGTACCCTAGTGAATTAAAGCGAATTAAAAGTATTTTTGATTGGCGAGATTATCCTGAGGACTTTAAAGAAAAGTGGTATGAGTACATTAATACAGAATTTAAAAAACGTGAAGAAGGCTTTTGGTTTAATTCCAAAGGTAAGCCTACTTACATTACTGGTTCTCATTACATGTACCTGCAGTGGTCCAAGATTGATGTTGGGTTCCCAGACTTTAGAGAGGCCAACCGTCTTTTTTTCATATTCTGGGCCGCCTGTGTTGCAGACCCACGGTGTTACGGTATGTCCTATCTCAAGAATAGACGTTCTGGCTTCTCGTATATGGCATCCGGAGTTTGCGTCGACATGGCTACCATATCAACCGACTCACGTTTTGGGATACTGTCCAAATCTGGCCCCGATGCTAAGAAGATGTTCACAGACAAGGTTGTCCCTATTTCCGTTAATTATCCGTTCTTCTTTAAACCAATACAAGACGGAATGGACCGTCCAAAGACCGAATTGGCCTATCGTGTACCCGCTAGTAAACTTACCAGAAAATCCATTACCAGAACCAGTTCTAACCAATCCAAGACCAATGAAGCGAATGAAGAACTTACCGGTTTGGACTCAACAATCGACTGGAAGAATACAGGGGACAACTCCTATGATGGTGAGAAGCTCAAGCTCCTCGTCCATGATGAATCAGGTAAGTGGGAACGCCCGAACAACATCCTCAACAACTGGCGTGTCACGAAAACCACCCTTAGATTAGGTAGTAGAATTATAGGTAAGTGTATGATGGGATCAACATCAAACGCTTTAGACAAAGGAGGAGATAATTTTAAGAAATTATACAAAGCATCAGATGTTACAAAAAGAAACCGCAATGGACAGACTAGCTCAGGACTATATAGTTTGTTCATACCTATGGAATGGAATTACGAAGGATTCATTGACGCTCATGGCTTACCTGTATTCGACACACCCGAGCAGGAAACTTTTGGCCCATATGGGGAAAACATTGATATAGGAATACTAGAGCATTGGCAAAATGAAGTTGATGGATTAAAAACAGATGGTGATGCTTTAAACGAGTTTTATCGTCAGTTTCCAAGAACTGAAGAACATGCTTTTAGAGATGAAACAAAAAACAGTATATTCAACCTAGCGAAAATATACGAACAAATAGATTTTAATGAGGATCTTAACAATGATTCTCAACTTACAACAGGAAGTTTTCAATGGATGAATGGAATGAAAGATACTAGAGTTATGTTTTATCCAAATCCAGCTGGTAGATTTAAAGTCAGTTGGGTTCCACCATTAAACAAACAAAACCTTAGTGTTGTTAAAAACGGTATGAAATACCCAGCTAACGAACACATGGGTGCTTTTGGTTGTGATAGTTACGACATATCAGGAACAGTTGACGGAAAAGGTTCTAACGGAGCTTTACACGGTCTTACAAAATTTAGTATGGAAGATTGTCCACCTAATCAATTGTTTTTAGAGTACGTAGCAAGACCACAGACTGCTGAGATCTTCTTTGAAGACGTTCTAATGGCACTTGTATTCTACGGGATGCCTATATTAGCAGAAAACAATAAACCTCGTCTATTGTATTATTTAAGAAGACGTGGTTACAGAGGTTATTCAATGAATAGGCCTGATAAGATTTGGAATAAACTATCTGTTGCTGAAAAAGAAATAGGTGGTATACCAAACTCAAGTGAAGATATAAAGCAAGCACACGCGGCTGCTATTGAAATGTATATACAAGATCATGTTGGCATGAAGGCAGATAATACATTTGGAACATGTTATTTTAATGAAACATTACAAGACTGGGCAAAGTTTGATATTAATAATCGTACTAAATTTGATGCGGCTATTAGTTCAGGATTAGCTATAATGGCTTGTAACAGACACTTGTATAGAGCAAACCCAATTATGAAGAAAGAAAAATTAAACTTAAGCATATCTAAATACGGACAGGCAGGTATGACTTCAAAACTAATAGAAAATTAATATGGCTGAGTCAGTTGTAAAAGGTTATTTTCCGAGTCAAGTTGTACCTGACGCAGAAAAAGTAAGTGCTGAGTATGGTTTACAAGTTGGTAAAGCTATTGAGTACGAGTGGTTTGATAGATCTAATTCTAACCAAAGGTACAATCAACACCAAGCGGAGTTTCATAAACTGAGACTTTACGCTAGAGGCGAACAGCCAATTCAAAAATATAAAGATGAGTTATCTATAAACGGTGACTTAAGCTATTTAAACTTAGACTGGAAACCAGTACCTGTTGTACCTAAATTTGTAGATATAGTAGTTAATGGTATATCAGAGAGATCATTTGATATAAAATGTTATTCTCAAGATCCATATGGTGTTAGTAAAAGAACTAAGTATATGGACTCTGTATTAAGAGATATGAAAACTAAAGAGCTAAGTGATTTTGCTCAAGAAGCTTTTGGTATTTCTTTGTATGAAAACCCTCCTGAAGAATTACCTGAGACTAAAGAAGAACTAGATCTTCATATGCAGCTTACTTATAAGCAAGGTATAGAGCTAGCTGAAGAACAAGCTATAAACGTCTTGTTAAAAGGTAACAGATATGATTTAGTTAAAAAAAGAGTTAATTATGACTTAACAGTTATCGGTATAGGTTGTGTTAAGAACACTTTTAGCAAATCAGAAGGTGTTAAGGTTGAATACGTTGATCCAGCAAATATAGTATACTCTTACACAGAAGATCCTGATTTTCAAGATGTTTACTACGTAGGTGAAGTTAAGACTCTACCTATAAACGAATTAAAAAAAGAGTTTCCTAATTTAACTGATGACGACTTAAAAAGCATAAGTAACCAAAGCATACACAGCTCTGGTTATTCTAACAGTAGATATGACTCTGCTTATTACGACGACAAGAACCAAATACAAGTTTTATATTTTAACTATAAAACATACATGAACGAGGTTTACAAAGTCAAAGAAACATCTACAGGTGCTGAGAAAATAATACTAAGAGATGATACATTTGATCCACCTATAAACGAGATGACTGGTAATTTTGGTAAAATATCAAGATCGTTAGAAGTTTTATATGAAGGTGTATTGATATTAGGTAGTGATTACTTATTAAAGTGGGAACTAGCTAAAAACATGATGAGACCTAAGAGTGATTATAGTAAAGTTAAAATGAACTACGCTATTAATGCTCCTAGAATGTATAAAGGTAATATTGATTCATTAGTAAAACGTATAACAGGTTTTGCGGATATGATTCAATTAACTCACTTGAAGTTACAACAAGTCATGTCTAGAATGGTTCCAGACGGTGTTTATTTAGACGCTGACGGACTAGCTGAGGTTGATCTTGGTAATGGAACAAATTATAATCCACAAGAAGCATTAAATATGTTCTTTCAGACGGGATCTATAATAGGTAGGTCTTTCACTTCTGAAGGAGATATGAATCCAGGAAAAGTACCAATACAAGAAATATCAAGCGGTAGTGGTGGTCAGAAAATGCAATCATTGATTCAAAATTACAACTACTACATGCAAATGATAAGAGATGTAACGGGTCTAAATGAAGCTAGAGATGGTAGTACTCCAGATGCTAGAGCGTTAGTAGGTGTTCAGAAACTAGCGGCAGCAAACTCAAATACAGCTACAAGGCATATACTTCAATCAGGATTAGCGCTAACACAAGAGCTAGCAGAAGGTTTGTCACTTAGAATATCAGATATATTAGAGTTTTCTCCTACAAAAGAAGCTTTTATTCAAAAAATAGGTAATCAAAACGTAGGTATACTAGAGGATATATCTAAATTATATCTACATGATTTTGGTATATTTATAGAGTTAACTCCTGATGAAGAAGAAAAAGCTATATTAGAGAACAATATACAGTCAGCGGTAGCAGGTGGTTTAATAGATTTAGAAGATGCTATAGATCTTAGAGAGATCAAGAACATAAAACTAGCAAATCAGTTACTAAAGATACGTAGAGCTAAGAAGCAAGAGAAGGAGCAGCAGATGCAGCAGGACAATATAAGAGCTCAGGCTCAAGCAAATGCTGAAGCACAACAAGTTGCAGCACAAGCTGAGGTTCAAAAAGCACAACAATTGTTTCAAATAGAAACACAAATGGAGCAAATGAAAGGTCAAATGAAAAACCAACAGATGCGACAAGAGGCTATGCTTAAGAAAGAGTTAATGACTTTAGAATTTGAATTCAACATGCAACTTAAAGGAGTTGAGGTTGGTGGTGAAAAAGAAAAAGAAAAAGAAAAAGAAGATCGTAAAGACGAAAGAACAAAAATACAAGCTACTCAACAAAGTGAGTTGATAGATCAAAGACAAAACGACTCGTCTCCTAAAGATTTTGAATCAGCAGGTAATGACAACATGGGTGGGTTTGACATGGGACAATTTGGACCTATGTAATTAATTTTATAATTTTATAATATTTTATTATGGCTAAAAAAGAAAATGTAGTCGAAGAAGTAGTAGAGCTAGTTGAAGAAACAAATGCTCCTACTGACAAGACTGAACAAGGTGATCTAGTACCTGAAGTTACTGTCAAAGAAGATGGAACACATAAAATAGATTTTGACAAGTTAGTAGCTAAGCCAGAAAAAGGTGAGGTTGCTAAGAAAGAAGTTAAAGAAGAAGTAAAGGTTGAGGAACCTGTAGCTGCTGTTGAAGAGATTGTTCCTGAGGAACCGTCTGTTCTTGAAGAAATAACAGAAGAAAAGATTGTGGAAAAAGCTGAAGAAATTGCAGAAGCAGTTGTTGAAGCTCAAGAAACAGGAAGAGATTTACCAGAGAACATTCAGAAAGTTGTAGACTTCATGGACGAGACTGGTGGTAGCTTGGAAGATTATGTTAAACTTAACACAGATGTAGAAGCTTTAAACGAGGAACAACTATTAATGGAGTATTATCAAAATACTAAACCACATTTAGATGTATCAGAAATAAACTTTCTACTTGAAGACAAGTTTTCTTACGAGGACGAGGTTGATGAAGAGAGAGATATAAAAAGAAAGAAACTAGCTAAAAAAGAAGAACTAGCAAACGCTAAGATTCATCTTAATGGCTTGAAAACAAAATACTACGAAGAAATTAAAGCTGGCTCTAAGTTAGCTCCTGAGCAAAAGAAAGCTGTGGATTTTTTCAATAGATATAATAAAAATCAAGAGGTTGCTGAGAAGCAAACTAAAACATTCAACAATAAAACTAACCAAGTTTTTAATGACGATTTCAAAGGTTTTGAATACAACGTCGGGGACAAGAGGTATAGATTTAATGTTAAAAACCCGAATGAGATTAAAGATAAACAAGGCAACATTAATAATTTTGTTAAGAAGTTTCTTGACAAGAACAATGAAATGGAAGACGCTGCAGGTTATCATAAGTCCTTATTCACCGCGATGAATCCCGATGCAATCGCTAACCATTTTTACGAACAAGGAAAATCTGATGCTATGAGGCAAAGTATTGCTTCTACAAAAAACATCAGCATGGATCCTAGAAAGGCTCAAGGAGCAGCACCTAAATCAGGTACTACTTATAAGTCTGTAGATTCAGATGGTTCAACAGTTAATTGGGGATTCAAAAAAAGAAAATAATTAACAAAAATTAAAAATTAAAAATTATGGCATTAGCTGGAACTGGCGCTGAGTTATCACATGTGGTACCTCGCCCAAAC